TAGACGCTTGACGACTGCATCGAACACTTGGTTCGCACGCTCATCAAGGTCCAGTGCTTCGCGTAGATGTTCAACATTAAGATCGCGCCTACGAAGCGAGGGCTTGTCGAGATTGTCGGTGATTGCGTTGACCATGATATCCCACTCCAGGTAGCTACCACCTAGCTGGGCTTCGTCACCGTTGCTGATGCCAAGACCGTCAGTGGGAGTTGCCCGCCATGTGCTTTCAGGAACGCCCATGATCTTGGCCAAGTAGGGAACTTCCCAGCTCTTCAGCAGCGACTGAATGGGCGAGAGATCACCAACATCGCCGTGTAGGGTCCAGAAGCCAGCAGCTAGTTCTGAATAGTTGTCCGTCGATGCAACCAGGCCACCTTCCATGGAAGCGAGATTGTAAAGCGTGATCATACGGAGACGTGCGCGAATGTTGCCCTTGCGGATGCGGCCGGCAGTATCGGCGATGCTGTTACCTAGGGCAACGTCCAGGTCTGCTTCAGTGTCGAGGGTCACCCGATAGAGCTTGGTCAGGTCAATGTGCCTGTGCTCGATATCCAGTGCCTGACAAGCTTCAATACCGCGAATCGTCTCTTCCGGGTTCTGCTCAATAGGCATTGTAACACCGATGACCTTCCAGCCTGCTGCCTTGAACAGCGCGGCCGTGAGGGCCGAGTCAACACCGCCGCTCATACCAAGCACCACAGTTGAAACGCCGGTTTCTTCGCGGTATGCAACAAGACGCGCAACCAAGTCCTTGGACAGATCAGTCAGTGCTTCTTCGCTGGGAAAGTGTGGCGTGTTGCCAGTAGCCTCAAGCGGATAGCGCATCTGGCGATCCAGTTCTGCATCAAACCATGGGGTGAGTGCGCCGATGTTGTTCTGGCGCGATAGGTCGAGAATAGTTTCCTTGAGATTCATCTTCATGTTCCTTACCTTCCGATAGGATTGTGGTCCAGCAGCAGCGCAACCATGTGATTCGCCTTTGCTATGCTTTTACTTATACATGCGAGTCTTCCGCTTCGTCAAGATTTGTTTCAACAAAATCCTTGATATCAATTCCTACCAATCTCGTCGGGTTAGAAAACGCTAGCTTGATCCTTGCTGCATGGTTTTTGTTCTTGAACGCGATTGCAACGCCCCTGTTGTCAGAAGCTGCTTTGCGGTAGTCAGCATTTTGTTTGATCTTGAGACCTTTGAGGAGACCCAACAACTCGTCTTCCTCTTTTCTGTGCTCAGCAACGTGCGAGTGTGGTAGCACTAGAGTCCACTGCCACACTGATGCTTGGTCGTCCTTTTCAATTCGTTCTACCAGATCAGCAAAGCTATGACCATACTTCTCCCTAAGATCGAGCAGACGACGTTGTCGCGAAACGAAATCAGTTAGAACAATAGTGTTGCCAATGGTTTCCTGGACTACAATCTCAATGATGACGAGATCTGGATTAGGCAGATCGTGGCAATAATCACCAATGTTAAGCTTGCCATGATTGCTACTGTAGGGACTTACCTTTTGGTAAAAGCCCTGGCCTGACAAGCTGCTTTTTAGGTGACCGAGGTTGTTCCAGGTCTTACCTGTCTTAGTAAATCCTCCACCTGCAGCCATATATAGGCCACTAGATAGATCTTTTACCTTGTAAACTTTGATCACCTTGCTCATGCCTTGCCTTAGCAATTTGTATCAGAATGTCAAGTGTTGTGGTATTTGGTCTTGATGTAAGTGGCCACGCTACCTAGGCCGAGAATCTTGATATCTCGTTCAGTCAGCTTGGAAAGTGCCTGACGTTGCCTGAGTTCTTTGATTGTAGTGTCGTCGGTTTGAAGCTCTTCTACCGTAACTTCTCTGGTGATCCGAACTATTTCGCAATCATAATCCTCATAGTAATTTTGATGGTCTACGAATAGGTCACGTATCTCTTCTTCAGGCACACGACTCAGGTCCATTGCCTCATCAAAATTATAGACGTTGCCAGCATAATAGCGCTCGCCGTTATGGCAGTAGTGGCCAATATACACGTAGTCATCATCATTGTCCACAAAACGCATAACCGTTTTGCTCACTTTTTCGTTTTGCATAGCCCTTGACCTTTCTTCAGCAAACCTGTAGTGAGACGGCAATCAATATGTCAATAAAGGTCCAAGGCTTGTTCAACCTTCTAAGTGGTATCAGGTGTCATGTTTGTGGGATGGCTTTGGAAAACCCCAAATATCACAAAATGATAGACGGGGAGGGCTATTATTGGGCTAACCCCAAATTGAGTCCTTACACTGAGGTGCGCTTGGATTTTTGTTCAGCTGTTCATTCCACCCAGTGGACGGTGGAACAGATAGAGGCGCACAAGAACGCTACACCAGATACTTGACCAGACTGCTGGGTACCTCTGGATTTACGTCTCAGTTACGGTGCGCCTCTATCCCTTAGAGGAAGACCCTCCAGAAACCCGGCATGTAGTCTGCCGAGAGTGCATCGACCCACACTTCGCCAGTCCAACGCAACTGCTTACCTGATCTGCTATTTAGGACAATCTCTGGATCAATCTTGGTGCTAGCATCAAACGCAATTTGCCAAGTTCCATCACGATATTCAATGATGTCGTTTTCATCGGCAACTAAGTTGTTCCACTCTGCAACGGCTGGTAGATTATCGGCCAGAAGATACCTTTGACCCTCTTCTGCTTCTGGAACTCCACCTCGTCCTGGCGCGTGACCTGCCCTGGGGCTAACCATGCCATTGATGGTCTGAAGAGTATTGTTGGGGATGGTTTCATAGTCTGGTGTCCAGAGAACTTTGTTTTCATGTGTGGGATGAAAATCAAAAATACCAATGATATCAGAGTCACTATCATCCAAGTCAGTAGTGGTCTTGAGACGGAACTGACTGACACCTTTGCGATATTGACCATAGCTACTCAACAGCTTACGCCAAGACCAAACGTCACCGTTGGGCTTTGTATCCAAGCCTTCTTCGCTGAGCAAAGTGATTTCACAATATGGACGACGTAGATCATCCAATAATACTTCCACTCGCGTCTGATGATTACCCGGAGTTACGATAACTCGGGTATAAAGGTCTAGATCAGAAAAGTTATATTCCCTACCATCAACTTTGACTTCGCTTTCTCTCATTGAGTGAATGTTAGTTACAATCTGCTCAATGATGTTTTGCTTTTTGACCTTGGCCGGTGGGGTGATCCAGATGGGAACCTTGAAGGTCATCGTAGCGACCTCAATATCATCCTCAGTACCAATAGGCAAGTCTCGATTAGACCAGGAAATGTCCGTCATTTCCACATACGTTAGACTTGTCCAGTCAATGGGGTTATCCGAAGTCTGAATATCAAGGGTTGGATTGAAGATCTGCATGATCTGTTCCATGATTTGATGCTTTTGCATCTCATTGGAAGTCCAGATATTAACCCTCATGGTCATATCATAGGGAACAGCCATAAAGCGCTCAACTGTGTAGGTCTTGCCCAGTTCAGCGGTATATAGGTTTGTTGCTGGATCAATGGCACGCTCAAATACTTGAACACTTGAGACGTGATTGGGATTCTGTCGACGTTCAGGTGCCAACTGAATCCCAGTCATTTCACAAGTAATACGGGGAGTGGACAAGATGGCGTTTTCACTGTTGTTACGAAGCAAATGGCTAATCTGTCGGTTTTTGTTGCCCATGCTCACGGGGAAGCTACGCAGGGTCTTAACACCATCCGCGCCTATTCCGCTTTCGTATTGCCAACCTTCAAAGATGCGAGAGAATTGCATCCAGTATCGGCGCATCTGTCCATCGTAGAAAAAGTCCATTGCCATAAGTATTCCTTAGAAGTCCAACTTACCAGTGTTGAAAAGTACACCCTCGGCCTTGCGACGGCGGGTTAGCCCTTCAATGACTCGACCGTTGTCTTTGTTCCAGCGAAGTAGTTGGGTTGAAACCTGATCATAGTGGCCTTGGTTGAGTAGGCTCAAGAGAGTCGAACCACTGAAGTTACCTTGACCTAGATTATAGGTAAAGCAAACCAACGCATCAAACTGGTCTTGGTTCAACTTGACCTTGACTAGTCTGCTAACAGCGGCTTCTGCTTCCGCGACATCGCGTACTAGAAAGATCTCTGCCTGAGCCTGGGTTACTACTTGACCCAGTCTAACACCTTTAGTTGTACCATACCCAATCGTTGGAACTTTACCAGTATCCAAATAGGCATGTTCCCTAAAGCCTTCAAAGTGCTTGATGATTGCTAGACCTTTGTTACTGATCTTCATGCTATTCTCCTTAAAAGTCCGCCTTGGGGCGAAGTGCTTTGTTAAGGGAAACCTTCTCCTTGACTTGCTCGCCGCCAATCTCATTGACATTATTGTTGTTGATAAAGCTCTGTAGAATCCTGTGAGCGGCTTGCCACTTTTTGCGCAAGTCTACTTCTCGGCGTTCCCAGATACCGCCATCTGCAGGTTTTTCATCCCCAAACGGGTCAAGCTTGGTATTACCTGTGAACTGATACAACACATTAGGCTCCATACCAGTATGAAGAAACCAGTCGCCTGGTACGGGTTGGTCAGGGAAACTAGTTCCCGTGCCTGCAAGTTCAGCACCATTTGGTGGTTCACCATCACCGGCAAAAATCCATGGATATTGCTTGCCCATTTCGTCACCGGGCACGACATAGAAGTGGGCAGTTTCATAGTTGCGATATGGTACTTCGCTTTCAGCTTGTTCAGCAATAGCATCTGAAATACCAATCACATCTCGGAAGTCTCCGATTAGATCACGAATGTTGAAGCCACTGTCTTCGCCATCCGGCCCAATAGCCGCCTTCTCGAGAATATCCTTGTACTCTTGGCTATCGGTGAGAGGCTTCATCTTTACACGAAAGAGATATGGACGCCAGTTCTGTGCCCATCCACCTGCTGCCCTCGTGATATCTTGGACCACATAAAACTTGTTCACTGCTGGAGAGTCTTCATCTAGGAGCATGTCATCTCGTAAGTGGGGGAACTCCAGCACATCACCGCTGACTAGCTTGCGGCCAATTTTCTCAATCAC